CCTTCGCATTTGATTTCCACTTTGGAAAAGAGCAATTTATTCTGGGCCGAATTTGAACGTAAAGATGGTTCCAAGACACGTTGTAATATTTTCTTTCCAAGAAAGAGCGTTGCTTGGTTTCCGGAACACGTTTTTTATAAGGATTCGAATATGTGGAACAAACCTACAGAGTTGTTGAATGTGACGGTTTTTCGTCATAATAGAGCAGGTGGAAAGTTTTCGTTTAAGTGTGAACTTGATACCTGTGCAACACATAAAGATGTAGATATGGTTTGTGCATATGTTCCTAATTGCCCAGATTTGCGAGACAAGTTGAAATGGCTACCAAAGTCAGTCCCGAAAGGCCAATCTCTGTGCACTTTTGTTGTCCGAAAGGAAGAAGAAGTCATTGTTGAACGTTTGAATGTTGAGCATGGCTTGTATGGACACAAGTACAGAGATTTTTATGGGGGATCTTACACTAGCAAGCATGCACGGATTGGTGCTTGTATGGGGGCCTTAGTTTTAGAACAAAAGGACCCAACTATTGTAGGATTCCATATTGGTGGTAATCCATCCGTGAATTACGGAGTTATGCAGACAGTTACTCTTGAAATGGCTGAACAGCTTATTGCTGATTTAGAGAAGATGCCAGGAGTTTATTTGTCTGCTATTTCTAATGATATTCCTGAAACACAGTATGGACGCCCTATTTTGGAGTCGAAAGATGTCCATCCTCATTGCATGGCTTCCAAACTTGATAGTTCTGCTTATGTAGACGTCTTGGGTAGTACTAAGTTACGTTCTATGCAGAAAAGTCAAGTTGGTAAGTCAATTTTGTCAGATGCAGTATATGAGGTTACAGGCGTTCCAAATAAATGGGGACCACCAAAACTTATTCCAAACTGGAAAGGATATAACGCTACTTTGGAACATATTGTGAATCCTGCTGATATGTTTGCACCAAGCGAGCTCGAGAGAGCCCGTCAGGATTGGTTGCAGCCTCTTATTGAGAAAATGAGAGATTACATTCAGGAGGAGGATTTTAGACCATTGGATGATAGAGAAATGGTTTTAGGTGTTCCAGGAAAGCGTTTTATTGATGCCTTGAAGATGAATACGGGCATGGGATTTCCAGTTTTTGGACCAAAAACAAGGCATTTTACTGAAATTCGTGATGGAGAGAAATTGATTGATCGAATTCCATCCGATGAAGTGAAAACCGAGATGGTAAGAATGCTTGCTTGTTGGGAAAGAGGTGAACGAGCATATCCTGTTACGACAGCAACTTTGAAAGATGAACCAACTCCTGTTGAAAAGGAGAAAGTTCGTGTTTTTCAAGCTGTTGCTGTTGCATTTGGGTTGTATATTCGTAAATATTTCTTACCTGTAGCAAGATTCTTGTCATTGCATCCATTGCTGTCTGAGAGTGCCGTTGGTGTTAATGCTTTTTCCAATCAATGGGAAGAACTGATGGGTCATGCGAGTAAATTCGCAGAAGACAATAAGGTGATTGCTTGGGATTATTCGAAATATGATGTTCGAATGAATTCTCAAGTTACACGTGCAGTTCTTGCCTCTTTTATTGAATTGGCAGAAGCAGGAGGATATGATCAATATTCACTTAAGATTATGAAGAATATGATTGTGGATTTGGTTCATCCTTTGATTGATTATAACGGTACTTTGCTAATGGCTTACAATATGAACACTTCCGGTAACAATATCACTGTTAACATTAATAGCGTAGCAGGATCTTTTTATGTTCGAATGGGTTTCTTTAATGTATACCCGAAGGAACAAGATTTCCGCGCTTGTGTTGCAGCGATGACATACGGAGATGATTTTAAAGGCAGTGTTCATCCAAATTTTAGGAGTTTTGATTTCTTTACTTTCCAAAAGTATTTAGCAGATCATGGGATGAAGGTTACTTTACCTGATAAATCCGATGATGCTGTTGCTTTTATGGAAGATGAAGATGCTGACTTTCTGAAAAGGAAATCAGTTTATATTCCTGAGATTGGAACTTCGATTGGGTGTTTGGACGAAAATTCTATTTTTAAGTCTTTGCATTCAAATTTGAAATCGAAGAAGACACTACCTGAATCTGTAGCTGTTAGTTGCATTGAGACAGCAATGCATGAATGGTTCGCACATGGACGGGAAGTATATGAGATGCGAGCCGAACAGATGAAACAGATCTGTTCAAAAGTAAATCTCCCTGTTCCAGCCGTTTCCACTACTTTTGATGAGCGAGTGGAAAATTGGCTTTGTAAATATAAAAGCTCATAAGTCTGTAGTTACCTAGATGTATTAAAGGGACAGACGTTTTTGTGACTTAGGGTAGCTCCTGAGTCGTGTATATAATACATTATACACATTTTGTAAATATTCCTTTCAATAATTGGCGTATTTGGTCTCCGCG